CATGGAACGCAAGCTCAAGGACGGCACGCTCTGGCACGGCGGCCAGCCGCTCATGGCCTGGTCGGTCGGCAACGCCAGGGTCGAGCAGCGCGGCAACGCCGTGCTGATCACCAAGCAGACGGCAGGACGGGCCAAGATCGATCCGCTGATGGCGGCCTTCGACGCGGTCGTGCTGATGAGCCGCGGCCCGGAACCGGCCAGGCGGGCGCAATACCAGATGCTGATCATGGGAGGCATCCAATGAACCGGGCCTATTCACTGCTCGACATCAAATCGGTCGATGACGACGAGCGGATCATCCGCGGCATCGCCTCGACGCCGACGCCGGATCGCCTCGACGACGTCGTCGAGCCGCAGGGCGCGAAATTCGCACTGCCGCTGCCGCTCCTGTGGCAGCACGACAGCCGGCAGCCGATCGGCCATGTGACCGAGGCATCGGTCACGAAAGACGGGATCGAGATCGTCGCGCAGGTTGCCAGGGGCGTTGCCGCCGACATCGACGAGGCGTGGGCGAAGATCCGCGCCCGGCTGGTGCGCGGCCTGTCGATCGGCTTCCGCGTGCTCGACAGCGAGCCGATCAGGGACAGCCGCGGCCTGCGCTTCAAGTCCTGGGAATGGATGGAGCTCTCGGCGGTGACGATTCCGGCCAACGCGGAAGCGTCGATCCACACGATCAAGCAATTCGACGCGATCGCGCCGGCCTTGACTGGCGACACGCGCGACGGCGACGGGCAGCCCGGCATCTCGGGCAAGACTTCACCAGTCAAACCCGAAAGGAAGAAATCGATGAACACGAACGTTCCGATCGCCGAGCAGATCTCGGCGTTCGAGGCCAGCCGCGCCGCCAAGACCGCGCGGCTCCTGGCCGTCATGGCCGAGGCCGAGGGCGCCACCCTCGACGAGGCGCAAAAGGAGGAATACGAGACGCTGAAGGGCGAGCTCGTCGAGATCGACGAGCACCTGGTGCGGCTCGGCGAGACCGAGCGGCTCAACAAGGGCGCCGCCAGGCCGGTGGGCGAGCTGCTGCCCGCGCCGGTCAAGCAGAAGCTGACGCCACGCATCGAGGTGACGCGCAGCAACCTGCCGAAGGGCACGGCGTTCTCGCGCTATGCGATGGCGCTGGCGCGCGGCAAGGGCAATCTCGAGACGGCTGCCCAGCTCGCCAGGCAGTGGACCGACACGCCGGAGGTCGAGACCATCCTGAAGGCGGCAGTCGCCGCCGGCACGACCACCGACGCGACCTGGGCAGGACCGCTGGTGCAATACCAGTCGATGGCCTCGGAGTTCGTCGAGCTGTTGAGGCCGGCATCGATCGTCGGACGGCTGCCGGGACTGCACCGGGTGCCGTTCAACATCAAATTGCCCAGGCAGACGGCAGGCGCCTCCGCCGGCTGGGTCGGCGAGGGCGCGCCGAAGCCGCTGTCGAAGCTCGCCTTCGACACCATCCAGCTGGGCGCCTTCAAGGTCGCGGTGATCGTGGTGATCACCGAGGAGCTCGCGCGGTTCTCCAATCCATCGGCCGAGGCACTGATCCGCAGCGACCTGATCGCGGCGATCGCGCAGTTCATCGACTCGCAGTTCCTGGATCCCGCAAAGGCGCTCGTCGCCGGCACCTCGCCGGCCTCGATCACCAACGGCGTGGCCGGCCAGACGCCGTCCGGCACGACGCTCGACGCCGCCTTCACCGACCTGACCAACCTGGTGAACCTGTTCTCGACGGCCAATCATCCGATGACGTCGATGGCCTGGGTGATGACGCCGGCGATGGCGGCGACGCTGGGCACCTCGCGCAACGTCATGGGGGTCCCGGACTTCCCGGGCCTCGGCGCCGAGGGCGGCACGCTGTTCGGCTTCCCGGTGATCACCTCGACCAACATCGTGCCGGGCGCCACCGCAAGCCGCATCTACCTGATCGAGACCAGCGAGATCCTGTTCGCCGACGAAGGCATCATGCTCGATTCCTCGCGTGAGGCCTCGGTGCAGATGAACGATGCGCCGGACAATCCGGCGACCGCGACGACGGTGCTGGTGTCGTTGTGGCAGCACAACATGGTCGGCATCCGCGCCGAGCGGTTCGTCAACTGGCTGCCGCGCCGCACCGGCATCGTCCAGTGGATCGAAAACGCGGCATATACCGCCTGATCCTCCCCGGCTGCCGGCCGTCCCGGGGGCGGCCGGTCCTTTTTCGAAAGGGCAAGGACCATGAAGATCATAGCGACGCGGGCGATGCGGCTCGGCCGCCGCAAGCTCGAGGAAGGCGACGAGATCGATCTGCCCGACAGGTTCGCGCGGCATTTCCTGCACGCCGGTTATGGCCGGGAGGCCGAAACGGGTCCGGCCGATGCCGACGGCAAGCCGGCGAAGCCGGCAGCGCCGGCCAGGAAATACAGGACCAGGCAGGTCAAGGCCGAGGACTGATGCGCATCCTCGGCCTCGAGATCACCAAGGCGGCGCCGCGCGGCAGCCCGCCGCTGCCGGTCGACGGCTTTCGCGGCTGGTATCCGATCATCCGTGAATCCTTTACCGGCGCCTGGCAGCAGAATGTCGAGATCAGCGTCCAGGACTGGCTGTCCTTCTGGCCGGTCTTCCGCTGCATCGACCTGATCTCGTCCGACGTCGCCAAGATGCGGCTGCGGCTGGTCAGCCGGGATGCCGACGGCATCTGGACGGAGACGGAATCGCCGGCCTTCTCGCCGGTCATCCGCAAGCCGAACGACTATCAGAACCGGATCCAGTTCTTCGCGTCCTGGGTGCAGTCCAAGCTGATCCACGGCAACGCCTACGTGCTCAAGCAGCGCGACCAGCGCGGCGTCGTGATCAGGCTGCACGTGCTCGATCCGGCTCGCGTGACGACGCTGTCGGCACCGTCCGGCGCGATCTTCTACGAACTGCACGGCAGCTGGGATCTGGCCGGCCTCGCCGACGAGGTCGTGCGGCTGCCGGCGCGCGAGATCATCCACGACCGACAGGATACATTCTACCATCCGATGGTCGGGCTCTCGAAGATGTACGCCGCCGGCATGCCGGCGCTGCAGGGACTGTCGATCCAGAAAAACGAGACGAACCTGTTCGTGAACGGCAGCCGGCCGGGCGGCGTGCTGAGCGCGCCCGGCGTGATTTCCGACGAGACGGCGCAGCGGCTCAAGACCTATTTCGAATCGAACTTCACCGACTCCAATGCCGGCAAGACGGCGATCCTCGGCGACGGCCTGAAGTATGAGCCGCTGGCGTTCAAGGCCGTGGACGCGCAGGTGATCGAGCAGCACAAGTTCGCCGCCGAGGCGATCTGCGCGGTGTTCGGCGTGCCGCCGTACAAGCTCGGCCTCGGGCCGATGCCGACCTCCAACAACGTCGAGGCGCTCGACCAGCAATATTATTCGCAATGCCTGCAGGTCTTCATCGAGGCGATCGAGCTCGGCCTCGACGAGGGCCTCGAGCTGCCGGCGCCCTACGGCACCGAGTTCGATCTCGACGATCTCCTGCGCATGGATACCGCAACCCAGGTGAAGGCGCTGGCCGATGCCGTCGGCGCCGGCATCATGGCGCCGAACGAGGCCAGGCGGCGGCTCAACCTCGGTCCGGTCAAGGGCGGCGCCTCGCCTTACCTGCAGCAGCAGAATTTCAGCCTCGCCGCGCTCGACGAGCGCGATCGCGACGATCCTTTCGCCAGGCCGGAACCGGCGCCGGCGGCGCCATCACCCGAAAACGACAACGAGGCCGACGCCATCGCCGCGGCGAAGATGCTCGAGGGGATCCGCTATGTCCGTCGATAGGCTCGTGGCGGCCGTTCGCAGCTATGTCGACCAGGCGCTCGACGACATGCACCGGCGCATCGACGCGTTCGAAAAAGGCGCCGACGGCGAGCCGGGCGAGCGCGGCGAGCGCGGCGAGCGCGGCCGCGACGGCATCGGCCTGGCGGGCGCCATGCTCGACCGCGAGGGCGAGCTCGTCGTGACGCTCACCAACGGCGATCTCGTCAACCTCGGCCCGGTGCACGGCAAGGACGGGCTCGGTTTCGACGATCTCTCGGTCGAGCATGACGGCGAGCGCAGCTTCACGCTGCGCTTCGTCGAGGGCGACAGGGTGAAGGAATTCGCCTTCCGGCTGCCGGTGATGATCTACCGCGGCGCCTTCCGCGACGGCGC